TGCCGCTAATATCGCTAATCAAGGAAAAAATGTATTGTTAGTTACATTGGAGATGTCTGAATTACTCTATGCTCGACGTATTTGTACAAACGTGAGTAAGATACCACTTAAAGATCTATCAACTAATACACACTCTCTTAGACAGACTATCAGAGATCAGAAGGAAGCTAATAAAGGTAGAATCTTTATTAAGGAGTTTCCGCCGTCAACTATTACCCCTAATCAACTCAAAGCCTTTGTAAAGAAACTTACTGATACTGGCGTACCTATTCATGCTATTGTATTAGATTACCTTAACTTGCTTCACTCATCTGTAGGTACTAATTCTTACGAACGAATTAAAAATGTCACAGAGCAGGTTAGAGCTATGTCTTATATTTTTAACTGCCCTATTATATCAGCAACGCAGTTAAATAGATCAGGCTTTAATACAGATAATCCAGACCTTGCTACAATCTCTGAATCAGTAGGATTAGCAGCAACAGCTGACGTTATCGTCTCAATCTTCCAAAACGAAGAGGATAGAGATCTTGGAATCATTAGATTGGGTATGATGAAAAATAGATACGGTCCGAGAGGTCATACTCAACCTATGAGAATTGATTATTCAACGCTTACTATTACTCAAGCAGAAAGTGATTCTGTTAGTAGTGACGATCAGACTCTTAATACGTTGCAGTTTCTTGCGGGTTGATAAAGTTCCTTTACCTTATAAATAGGTAAAGTGAAACCATCTAATATAGATAATAAGCTTAAAGCTAATATTGAATCCTTCAAAAAGGGTAAGAAGGATTTTAGTGTGCAGGAGCTTAACGATATAAAGCTCTATCTTCTAAAGTATAAAGATGCATTAGAAAGTACACAATTTTTCGAGGGTAACCTAAAGGACAACAGAGTAGTTAGTTGCTTTGCTGAAGGCTTTTACGATGAGATTCTTTCACATATGCTAAATAAACTTAACGCTGCTATAGCTATAGTAGTTGTTTTAACAGAGAAAAAAATACTTCTTAAGAGTAATAACAACGTATGCGCTATTAACCTGTGCAATCTAGCTAAACTCTTATGTGACGGTGACTGTATTAATTCATCTACAGATACCGCAGAAGGTAAAATAACAGAAAAATTTCTTAACCTTACAAAAACTTTTAGACAATGTTCGTAAAATCCTTACCAGTTAATCCATCTCAAGATATTATTGATAGAGAGAGTGAGCATATTTTATTATCTTTCTGCTCCTTCTGCACACTTTTGAAGGGTAAAAAATTATCTTTTCAAAACGTGTTTATATTAGTACTTCAAGACGATAAACTAAGAGATATATTAAGAGATCTTTTAGGAGTTGATTCTAATTTTGAAATAGTTAAAATCTTCTTAGAGTACGACCCTACAATAACGAAGAGTAAGTACATAACAAAGTACATTAATAACAGTAAGAGAAAATGCCTTTAACAGATAAAGAAAAGAATATATACAACTCATATCTGATTGCGAGCAGAACTATAAAAAATAAGCCTTTTAAACTACGTCAAGATTTTAGTGCTATTGACGACCAGATTTACACAACACTTAAAAAGCTAGGATTGTTTTTTGAAAAGAATAATAATATAAAGCAGGTTGACTTTTTCACGGCACCTTTTGATTATTACGGATCAGATAATTATTTTGATATACACTTCTTTATCACTCCTAGAGCAATAAAATGTTACTCTCTTTACGCCAAGAAGAAAGAAACGCAAGACCCCGATAATGATGGTACTATTGTAAACTGCAAAGAGTGCTGCAGCTTTATATACAGATACTGCAAAGAAAATAATCTTACCCTACACGACTATAAAAATATTATTAACGGTACAACTCCCCTAGTTTTGCAGCATCTACGAGATCACAAAATAAACTTTTACACGCTACATGGTCTGCAGTGTGAAAAAACTATCAGACAAGTAGAGCCTGATCTATTAGATTTTTTTATATCGAACTTTGAAAATCTACTAAATGATACAAGAATAAATTTTCAACGCTCTGTTAGATTAAAAACAGTAATACGTGAAGCTTTTTCGATAATTGAAAAACAACTATTGAAAAATAAAATAACCAGCCTATAATAAAACATATAACAAATAAAATTATGAGTACATTCAATACATCAATGTTCCAATCAATTAAAGACGCATTAGCTAAAAATGATAATGAAAACGGTCCAGCAACATATACTGAGATCTTAAAAACAACTCCAGGTAACACCTATACTGTTAGATTGTTGCCTTTCGCTAAAGACCCAAAAAATACATTCTTCCATTATTTTAATCACGGATGGGTATCATTTGCAACCGGTCAGTACGTACAATCTCTTTCGCCTATGACGTTCGGCGAGCGTGATCCTATTGCAGAAGAAAGATTCCGTATTCTTCGTACCGGTACAGAGGATGAAAAGGAAAAGGTTAAAGCTATCAAGAGGCTCGAAAAGTATCTCGTCAATGTCTATGTTATTGATGATCCAACCAACCCAGATAATAACGGCAAGGTTAAGATGCTTCGCTACGGTAAACAAGTACATAAGATTATTATGGAAGCTATTGAAGGTGAGGATGCCGAAGAATTTGGTCCTCGTATCTTCGATCTAGGTACTAATGGCGTTAACTTTAAAATTAAATGTGAGAATCAGGGTGAATATCCTACTTATGTTTCCTCAAGGTTTACGTCAGCCGGTAAGCTGAATCTCAGTGACGATGAACAGAAAAAGATCTATGATGGTGTGTTTGATCTCACTAAAGTATATACTCTCAAATCGTATGATGAACTTAAGCAGATGCTTGACGAACATTTCTACGTGAAGAGCCATAGTGAAGAGGTCGTTACTAGTAAGGGCAGCTTTTCCGATAGCGATCCTATTCCTTCATTTAGCAAGCCAGAAAGTACATATACAGAAAGTACAACTGAAGATGATATTGAGGAATTACTTAAAGACCTATGAACATAACCCCCGAAGAGCAAAATGCATTAGTTCAGTTCTTCGGAACTATGCATGCGCAAGCTAGACAAACCGATCAAATGATCGTAGGTAGCTCACCGTTTGTTAAACCGGTTAGTCCACAGATCCAGCGCGAACTTGAACAGGCATTACGAGTGCCTGTTCAAGCTTCACAACCACAATATCATCAACCCGTACCAGAGCAACCACAGGTATTACATCCTGTAGAGGTAGCTCAAGCTATGCAAGAGCTACATACTATTGAGCAGCAGGCTTCTCCGATACAGCATATTGAAGTTAAGCATGAACCAGTTTCTGTACCTGTAGATAGTAATATTGTTGATGTGTTGAAAGAAATTAACTTGAACTTATCGAGAATAGCAGATACAATCGAAAAATACAATGTCAACACAAAGAGAACTAAAGCTACCAAGCCGGCCTGACTGCATCAAGTACCTAGAGGCAGTATCAAAGATCAGCGAGTCAACGATACTAAATGCTCACGAAGGAGATCCTGGCTTAATTACATCTTTAGTTTCTTCAGCAGATAATACATTAATTCTATATAGTGAATTGTCTGGTGTAGGGGTTAATTATAATGGTAGTATTAATATACCCGATATAAAGAAATTAATTAGAGTTGTTGATTCGGTAGATACTAAAGACATATCACTACTAGTTAACTCTAACAACATAGAGTATAAAGGTAAATCTCTTAAGTTTAAATACCATTTATATGAGGATGGCTTTTTAACTAAGCCGTCTATTAATATTGAAAAAATTAAAAGCTTTAATTATAATATTAAGTTTACTCTTAAAAAGGAGACTATTAATTCCATTATTAAAGGAAGCACGTTTGCTACAGAAACAAATAAGCTATATTTGTATACTGAGGATGGTCACTTAAAAGGCGAACTAACAGATCGTGCAAGACACAATACAGATGTTTTTGCTATAGATTTAGGTGAAGTAGATTTTGAGCTATCACCTCTACCACTCAATTTTGATAATATTAAATTGCTATCATTTATTAGTGATCAAATAAATTTTGGTATTAATACTGAATACGGTGTAACCGTTATTGATATCTCAAATGACAACATTAAATTAAAGTATATTATAACATCACTCACACAATGAATATTAATAAAAATAAAATCACTACCCTTTCATATTTTGTTAAACGCTTAAAAGATAGCGGCTTTAATGTATGGAAGATATGTAATAATTACGCGCAATCAGATCCTCGTAAGTGGACAATTATGATCGATCCTGGTAATACTTCGGTGTTTGTTACATGTTACGAAAATAGAGACTTTAAGAGCGAAAAAATGTTTGAGTTTAATGATGGTGGTAGACTGTTTCCGAGAAACTTTTCTCTTAAAACAGCATCTATTGAAGTTGTCGTAACTACTCTAATTGAAAGAGGTGTTTCACAACTCGATAGTGCTACTGAATATAATTATGAACCCTGATGATGAAACGTTCTCTGAGGATGATATAAGAGACCTTATTAAGGACGCTCTAAAAACTAATCTAGAGAGTAAAAAAAAGTATAATAAAAAAATACAATTAGAGAGCGCTCTAGCTTCTACAGTAAAAGAGTTTTTAACAAATTTTATAATTATAGGTTACGACCTTAACGGGAAGCCGCTAATTTTAAAACATGCTAAGACACAAATGGAGAGAGACGCACTAACCTCTCTAGCTATAAAATATATGTCATATTTAATGTATGAAGAAGGTTAATAAAAAGCTTATTCCTGGTGACGTATATGCAGTTCATACTGGTACGTATGCAGGTGAAATGCTTATCTTTATTAAAAGTGAGACTGTTGATTATTGCTTTCTCTCAGTACCTAATCTGGTGAACAGAATAATACCACAAATTGTATTTGATCACGGAAGGAACAATAATATACTTAGATATGTAGAAAGAGTTCCTAGCTATGTATGTAAAACATCAACAGCACAATTCATAAAAAATGAAAAAATTAATCATAGACGGAAACAATCTGATACATCGGACGTATTGGACAGCGAAGACTCAGTCGCAACGAACTAATACAAATACACCTGAGCAGATTAATAATTTTCATATCTACTTTACTCTTAATGCTGTATTCTCTTATGTTACAAAATTTAATCCTGATAAGACTATTTTTGTATGGGATGAAAAACCTGAGTATCAAGTAAACGAGAGAAAGACAGAATACGAAAACTATAAGAGTAACAGGTCCGGTGATACTGCACCGCATCAAAACAATAACGCAATAAAAGAAATGTTGCGTTATTTAGGTATTCCTTCTATCTTTCCTCGTCAACTCGAAGCTGATGATATTGTAGCTTATATATGTAAGCGTACTACTGGTCAAAAAATAATAGTATCTGTAGATAAAGATTTTATTCAGCTAGTTGACGCTAATATTACTTTATATGACCCTATTCGTAAGTTAGAATATACAGATAAGAACTTCGAAGAGCGAACCGGCTTAAAGGATACGATGGAGTGGCTACAAGTTAAATGCATCACCGGAGATAGATCTGATAACGTAGCAGGTATTCCTAAATTCGGTAAGGCTAAAATTACTAAGTGGCTTAAAGGTGAGATTGTAATGTCAGAAGAGGAAAAAAATATATATGATCGTAATCTTTCGCTTTTTAGATTAGACGCGTTTGAAAAAAATCTCGATGAAATTAAATATTACGAAGACCAGCTTAGTGTTGAAGTATTAAATAATTGGGGAGATTTTCAAGAAGAGTGTAAACTCCGCGATTTTAACTCTATACTAAAGAAAAAGGAATCGTGGTATTCGTTGTTTTTTCTTAAAGGTAAGCTACAATCTCTTTTTGCATGATAAGTATTCCAGAGGAATATACTGTGAGTAAATTCTTTCAGTATATATATCAACCTAGATTTAATAAATTTAATAGCACCTATCAAGGTGGTTGTTGTATTTGTAGAGAGGGTGGCTCCTTGGGTAGGAAGCGTAGATGTTACTATATACCTAAAAATGATAACATCTTCTGTCATAACTGCGGATGGTCGAGTAAGCCCATAAAATGGATAAAAGAGGTATCGGGTAAGACAGATGTAGAAATTATTGAAGAAATAAAGCAGTATGTAGACGATCAAGACACGATAGAAGTCTCAGAACAAGAGGTTGTAAAAATAAAGACTGAGACACTTCCTAAAGATTCAATAAACCTTTGCGATGCAACTCAAGTTAAGTTCTACAAAGATAATCCAATAGTAGGTGCATGTGCTAAGTTAATTAAAGAACGAAGACTAGACACAGCTGTTAATAAGCCTGATTCTTTATATGTATCGCTTGTAGATAGAGTGCATAAGAATAGGCTTGTTATACCTTTTATTAATGAAAATAAAGATATTGAGTTCTACCAGTCTAGAACTGTTATACCGGGCGATAATAAAATGAAGCCTAAGTATATATCTAGAATAGGTGCTGAGAAGACCTTATTTAATATAGATAAAATAGATAACAGCTATAAGAGTGTTTTTATCTTCGAAGGTCCTCTCAATGCTTTCTTTACTAAAAATAGTGTAGCTGTAGCTGGCATCACGGATAAAGGTACAGCCACATTTACTAAGAGGCAGCAGCAGCAAGTCGATACTGTTCTAAGGTGGTATGATAAAATATGGGTACTAGATAGTCAGTGGATAGATGATGCATCACTAAGCAAATCAGAGATATTATTACAAAACGGCGAAAAAGTGTTTATATGGCCTGAGAAATTCGGTAAGCGGTTTAAAGACTTTAACGATATTTGTATAGCGTGTAAAATTAATGAGGTAACGCACGAGTTTATACAAAAAAATTCCTTCGAAGGACTCGAAGGAATTTTTAGACTTGCTGAAATAAAGAAGTATAGATCTAATTAAAAAGATATGTGAACGTCAGGTAGTAATAATTGAATTTACTAAGTCTTTACCATTGTTATCAAATATGAGCGTTATATGTTTATAACCTGCTGCAGCAGTTGCTTCAGCTTTGAGCTTGTTAATTTTTTTATTAATTGTATATGTGTATAAACTTTTAACTTCATATATTATATTATTTTCACTAATAAAAAAATCAGGAAAATATTTCTTATTTTTATTCTTATATACATAGGGTATAACAGGTACATCTAAACCTGTTTTTATTTTGTCAACAAGAATACCTTTACTTACTAGATATTCAATCGCTTGAGGTTCGTATCCCTGAACTGTAAACAGACGATCCGCGATATAAACTGTTTTAAGTTTATAACCGCTTTTTTGTGCCTTTAAATGCACGTCTAATAATTGCATCGGATTATCTACACCGTATTTATTACGCATGCTATCTAACTTTCTTTTTTTTGTAGATACAAGACCGTTAGATTCCTTAATTGTTCTAAGTTCAACTCCTAGTTTAATTAGCCAATTTTTAATAGTTACGTGAGATACATTGAAAAGCTCACCTAATTCCTTCAAAGGTGTTCCCTCTTTATATAGAAACTTTAGCTTTTCACAAACTTCTAAATTTTTATCCAGAAAGTGAGACTTGCAGTTTTTTTTATAGTCAGAAAGCTTATTATTTTCCGAAACTGATCTTTTAACAATATTATTATCTATTAAAATCTTGTTTACTCTGTTATACTTAATATTGTATTTTTTAGAAATTGACCTAATTGTTAAATGGTTATTATAATCCCTTATTATTTTCTCTGCAGTTTTAGTATCAATATATTTAGATATCTGTATTACCATACTAGTATTTAGTCAACCAGTATGGTTAGAGTCATACGTATTTGAAAGCAGGATTCTCAGTCTGTGATATATAACCTCTAAATGATTCTGTTAATGCAGCGAGTTCTGTTGCTACCCGAGCAATTTTACGTTGCTCTGATTGCTTCATTCTATCAAAGATAGTGTCTGGCTCAGCATTTGCTAATTTGGTCTGTATTGACTCACCACTAGTACCGTTAAGAAACTCTAAGAACTTATCACACTCTTCAACCCATCCACTAAGTTCTTGTGCCATGGCCTGTGACTGCGCTGACTTTATTTTTGCAGCTTGTACAGTTAGATCAGCAGCTGCAGTATCTGCAGATGGAGTAGGGTCAACATCAAATTCATCTGGATTTGTATCTTTATCTAAAGTAGCAAGCATAGCCGCTTTCTCTTTGTCCTGCTCGTTTAGTACTTTAAAGAATCTATTTTCAAACTTACTCATACATTTATTTATTCAACTGCATAAATATTTATAATGAATAGTGCAACTAATCCATACAGTACATACTCTACTAACGCAGCACCTAACTTAAATATGAACGTACAGAATCAAGTTAAGGCGCAACAAAAGGACGAGGAAGCGCAAAAATCATCTAAAATATTACCTCACACTGCAGAATCCTTGAAGGAGTATATAAGTCAGATGTATATTAACTTAATGGAGGTTAAACATATAGCTATTCAAACAGAAAAGGAACCAAGCGCGAAAAAAGAGGATATTGAAGAGGTGCTACAAATTATAGATGAGATAGGTCAGAAAATAACTATGGATTTATCTAATTCTATTGATAAATTGTATATTTGATATATAATATCTTTATGTTAAAAACACTAGGAGTTTCGCTAGGTATAACGCTATTAATAAGCGTAGGGGTAGGATTTGTCTTAAAGGATATTATCGGTTTTTGGCAGGGTTTGGTAGGGTCTGTTATTATACAGTTTCTTGGATTTTATTTTCTCTCTCTTAGAAGAGATAGTATTGCTGCAGCAGCAGCTCCAGACATTAGCTCTGATATTATAGAACTTCAAACAATACCTGTATCATGCCCATGCGGTAAGAATACATTTACTTCTCCAGTTTTTTTTAATGTAGATAATTCCTTTCTTTGCGATAAGTGTGGTAGTAGATTTAAGGTTGAATTAAATTACGATACAGTTCTATTGACTGAACCAATGAATATTGAGAATATTTTCAATCAACTTAGGGAAAAGGAACTCTCTGATAATAAGGTATGAAGAAATTCAAATTCGAACTAAAAAACGGAACAGTAAAAGAGATGGACATTGACGAGCTTGCAAGATGGGCTTGTCTTATTGAAGGAGTTGAGCAAGTATCAAAAAAATACGAAGAACTCGGCGAAAGTATGGATACAGACGACTGGATTAAGCCTCTTGCATTTCAAAAATATCTTGAAGAGAGATTTCACTCCATGAAGCACGATCTCACTGTTGAGGCAGCGCTAGGAAGAATCTAAGTACTATCAATCTAACAATTAAATTGTTTATTGAATATACATTATAGTATTTTGATACGCTCTAAAATATACAAGCTCAGCAGCCGTGGTATTGTAATTTATTTGCGTTCCGCTAAGAGCAGATATCAATACTCTGCTAGCAGCTGGTGCGCTAGGAGATGTGTAAAATACTACACTACCACCTGAGCCTGTTGTAGTTGCTAGTAGAGGAGTAAATGAGCTGAGGGTCTTAAGAGAAGCTGTAGTTGAATCGTTCGTAACATAGGTTGTTGTTGAGCCTTCTGCTATTATATGAGCGGAAATATCTGTATATAGCGTGTGATTAATATCTCGTGTATATGAAGTTGATAGTAGTGCGACTCCTACGGTACCATATTGCAAACTACCTACAAGATCCTCCATTAATACCTCATTAAAGTACCTATAAGTAAATTTAGTATTATCAGCCGTGTCTGTAAAGAATGCTATTTTATCGTTGTTTATTCTATAGGTAGTAGGTCCTTGGACAGTTGTAGAATAAACAGCTTGATATGATATTATATTACTTGTACTTGGATTACCTGTATCGACGTAATTGTATATGTAAAAAGTATTGTTACCATCATAATAAGTAGAGGTTATATTACTGAACAGCGTGGGTGATGCAGAGAGATATACTCCGCTAGAAGAAGAAAATGTAGAACCAGTATCTCTTATTAGTTGAGTGTTATATATAGAACTGGTAAAGTTATTCGAACTCGATGTAATATTAGATAAGAAATAATTATTATAAGTATCAGAATCTGATGTAATAATAGATCTAATAGCCGCTGTTGATAGATCTGGTATACTACCACATAATAAAGCTCCAAGTGTATAACCTATAGGTGTTGCCATATCTTTATTTATTATAGAGAGTTATTTTTCCTATGTTTAAAAATATTAAAAAAAGGTACATTAGGTTATGGGGTAAAGATTCCATCATTTATACTTATATTATTAAGTCCATAGAAATTAGGTGATATTACAGACGATCTAAAGATTCCATCATTTATACTTATATTATTAAGTCCATAGAAATTAGGTGATATTACAGACGATCTAAAGACTCCATCATTTATACTTATATCATTAAGTCCATAGAAATTAGATGATATTACAGACGATCTAAAGACTCCATCATTTATACTTATATCATTAAGTCCATAGAAATTAGGTGATATTACAGACGATATAAACGACCCATCATTTATACTTATATCATTAAGTCCATAGAAATTAGGTAACAGCAAGGGTGATGTAAATGATCCGTCGTCTATGCTTACGTAATTTAATCCGTAGAAATCAGATGATATAACAGATGGAATAAACGATCCATTTTCTACGCTTATATTATTTAAACCGTAGAAATTAGGTGATATTACAGATGATCTAAATGTACCGTTATCTACGCTTATATTATTTAAACCGTAGAAATTAGACGATACTACAGATGATCTAAATGTACCGTTATCTACGCTTATAATATTTAAACCGTAGATAGAAGGCTTTATTACAGACGGTTTGATTGTACCGTCATCAGTGATAATATTATTTTGGTTATTAAACGTTGCGTAAATAACTTCACTACTTGGAGGCGCTGGTGTCGGTATCTGATCGGTACAGCGTCTCGCAAAATTCCAAGCGGTTCCGCTCGGACCTGTTACCCTTGCCGTTAAGGTACTGGAGGTAGTGTAGTTTTCTGGAGTGTAAGTCCACCATATTAGCTGTTGATAAACTCTAGTTACGTCAGTTATACTAGTCTCGATAAAGAATTCTTCATCTCTTGTGGGTATAGCTCCCTTAGCAGCTCCTATAAACTGATCTACGGCATAAGTCTGTGCTTCTGTCGGCACGGTAGGACTACCATACACATTATCGAATGGTCCGCTATTTGGCGTAGTCATTCCTGAAGTTGCTACCTTAGTGCCATTATGTATTAGCTCTAATTTATCCGGTACGCTTTGCGAATTAAAGTCAATTATTACTATACCTCCTTCAGGAGATAGTGCTAATATTTCTTCTGTTACACCCATACCTCCAGATGTTGTGATCTCATTGCACGGTATTACCGGAGGTTCAGGTGGAGTGGGAATCGGCTCCACTATCGCTACTGGTCTTATAGTATTGAGAATGAGCTCCCAAGAAGTTCCTATAAAGGGTGAGTTAATAACAACATCAATATAGTTACTCCCCGGGTATACTGATAAATTAGTTAGAGTAGTAGTTCCAGAGGTAGCTCCAGTTATACTTTGATTAGCTAGCGCTAAGAGCTGGGTGTTGTAGTAGTTTAACGATGTAGTAGAAGTGTTGTTATAGTTCCACTCTTGGTTAATGTTTGGAAAGACATACCCCGTATCTCTAAGTACCTCACTATTACTATCATATACTACCACTCTATAGGGACTAGGTCCAAACTCAAATACATCCTTATTAACTTGCGGTGTAAAATAATTAAAGTCTATAGCTTCAAATACATTAGTTCCGAGTAGATTAACTCTTATTCTGGTAGTGTTACCGTTAGTAGTCGTGGTGGTAAAGCTGTTACTATATAAGGTGATAAAGCTATTAGGATATAAATCAACAAATTGATTAATATTGCATTCAATTAGTTGCGGAGCAGAGAGTGTAAATGTAATAGGCGTGGTAAACGTAGAAGAAAGAGTTTCACTCCAAGTATACTTATAGTACAGCGACATTAAATTACTACTATTAACAGAGGTGTTATTAGCGTAAAGAGACGTGTTATATAAAGCTAAAGGAAATCCAAATCTTGAAGCATAGAATCCTGAATCTTTATAAGTTAAAAGAGCTGTATTAATGTTATTAAAGATACCAGAATCTAATGGAGCAGATAAATTATTGTATTCTGTAATTACAGTATAGCTTTTTGTCGCAGCGTCTAATGAGCTGTATACGACAGATGGGTAGAATATTGACTGGGTTTGAGAATCGTTTACACCATAAACTCTCTCCTGTGGATAATTACTACCAAAACTTGGTAGTTCTTCATTATTTTGTAACAAATAGAGTGGGTACGAGTCAATGAGTTTACCCACACTAGCAATATCATTATCAAAGTTCGGTAGATTGTAAGATTTAGATGTTACAGGTATATAAAAGCTACTACCATTATAGGTGGTGAATTCTATATTAGACTGATGTTCGTTAGAATAATCTACTGTTACTCTATATTCAAAGTTTATATTTTGACCAATATTTACGTCTATTGGAGTGGGTAGTACGGTTCTAGAAAATCCAACCTGATTCGATGTCTTTATGCAAAATTCGTTTATGGTCTCAGTTCTACTAGAAGCGTTTTTTGTACTAAATGTTGCGTAATAAACCTGTGTACTGCTATTGAGAGAGTAATATTGAATATTGTTACTTGAGACATTAATTAGCTCTGTATTAATACTCGGTATTAATACCCCGGAGAGATTATACTCACCACTATGTAAGGTACTTGTTCCAAAATCTACATAGCTCAGCCCTCCAAGAATCGAACCGGTTGAGAGGTACTCCAAGCCTCCAGATAAAATAGTATTCTTACACCATCCCGTGTCACCTACAACAGTTTTATTATCTAAAACAGTAAGTCTATATTCACCGCATAGGCCTATATTATAGTTAATTTCACTCATTTATATAAATAACACTTAAATTTTGAATTCCGGTAAATAAGCCCTGCGGTGTCTGATTACTGTTAAAGTAGGTAAGACCGTTATAATCCGTTAAACACCACCCTGTTGAAAAGTCTACTAAACTTAACGTATAAGTATTTAGGCCATCTATATAAGTGAAATGACCAGTCCGAGTTAAAATGGTATCTATTTCTGTAATCTTAACTTTATAACTAAAATTGTAAAGATCGTCTAGTACAGCTATATTCTCACAACCAGGTAATCCTATAGTATTAACTCCCACTGCACCTCCACCTATCATATTAATGTTAATAAAGCTATTATCCTCCCCTTCTGATCTAGTAGGAAACAATTTAGCAACTCTAGGCGGTACAGAAATAACTGGTTCTTGTAATTGAAATATTTCCGGAATAGTAGTTATTTCCGGAATTAAATTACTATCATCAATAGGAAGAATTTGCATATTAGCTAGAAATTACTGTTCTAAGAAGGTTAGGGTTAGTAGATCCTTCGACATGAAAATTCTTAAAAAAGATATTTCCTATCGCGTTAGTTGATACTGAACTTATAGGTGTTGCAAATGATACACCTACATGCACGAATGCCGATAAAGGCAATCCAAGCGACACGTTTTGTTCGAAAATCGGTTGAAATTGTTCTGTAGGGTTATTTCTATAATCAATATACAGCGTTCTACCTATATTCCCTAAACGCGCTCGTACGGTTTTGTAAATTGCTGCGCTCTCAACTATCGAAAAAGTAGTATTTAGATTAGATAAAGAAACATTATATGAATAATAGTTATAACCAAAATACGGTGCACCTTCACGAATAGTGATAGAGTTTCTTTTGACATTGCGATAGTCTATACCGTCTCTAATAAAGCCTCCAGAGAACGCAGACGCTGCAAATAATCCGGTAGTGTCAAATCCTACTGCTAAAACAGCACCAGAAACACCAGGTCGGATACTGGATGAGAGTCCAAAGCTTGACAATCCTGAATATCCTAAGTCAATGCCTGAACCCCCACCTGAAAGTCTAGTGCTAGAAGTCATTAAGAATACAGTAAATCCTGCCTCTGTATTTTGATTACCGCTTATAGCGTAATCAAAAGACCATACTACATCGTACATACAAGAATAGCTATCTTTTGAAGCTAAATTAATAGCCTTTGAGCTGCTATTCATAACCGGGTACTGCATATTATATATTTATCCTACAGCTCTTTTACAAAGACACAAGTCATACCCTTCTCTTCGTCTTTAAACCTAGTTACATGCATTAGCTTAAAGCCTAGCTTCCTATATTCACGATATACAGTTTTAAAGAACTCGGTTTCAATATTAATGATGATACTATTACGCTTTTCATCTATTAACACGAAGTCAGAGAACTCCTCACCTAGTGTATATTCTCGTATGCTACCCACATAGATTATTTATTCTTCTAAATAATCTATCACCTGCTTAACCTTACTATGTAAGTCAATTATATCAGCAAACGTTACTTCACTATCAATAGAGACCTTATAGCTTTTGAGAATTTTCTCAAGAATAATAAAGTCATTTGGCTCTAATCCTTCTACTATTACTTCATTCATAAATTAAAGGGTATAACCAACTACTCTGATATTAAAGGTATCGCTACTAGAATTATTAACTCTAAACGCCGCTGTTAGGTGCCCAAATTGATTAGCAGAAAGTGGGATCATGGATTGTTGAGAGTTCGCAATACTATCACCAGAACTTGAGGACTCTGCCCATCCTATTATATACTCTGTCGTACCTTGCGTTTGATTCGTTCCATTTAGCAAGCTACTATTAGGAGCTGCAGCAATTATTCTTTTTACGTTTCCAGAATCGGGTGAATTTTTATTTATTATAGTATCTACTATAAGATTTTTAGCGTTAGATGGAACAGAATAAAAATCAGGAGAACCAACTCTGCTACCTGCACTGTCTGTAATAAACGGAAAAGCAGATATTGTAAAAGTTACATTGTTCGTGTTCGTTAATATAAGAGCAGGTGTTTGAAAGAATCCAATAGGAGAGCTTGAACCATTATATACTGAGCGTGTTCCTGGACCCGGTATATTTGTAGTGCCTGCTGGTGTAGTAACTTGACCAGTCACGCGCCCATACATATCCGCTTCAAAGCCACCAAGAACTGTAGTTGTTGCAGTGAGAGGAGTCGTTAGACCTAAATCTATTCTACCTGATAGTGGGTTAAAATAGCCTGATGTTTGCGTCCCGTTGACTGCGGCGCATAACGGCGTACTAACTGACATTGACACATTAATAACACCATCAGGTTTTGCTTTTATAATATAAAGCGCTCCGGTTGCACTTAAAGTGGAGTTAGTACCCGATGACATGCTGTATAGTGTTGATGTCGCAGGTGATGTATTAACTCCATATAGTGCTTTATTAATTAAATTAGGCACGTTAAAGTTAGTAGTATTGCCTCCGAAAGATGTACCTATTACAGCTGACAGCTCAGGGTACGCAGAGCCAGCAACACTTTGACCGTTACACAACAACCAGCCAGTAGGTGCGTTCGCTGAGGAAATAAACGGCATTATCGAACCAACCGGTATAATACCTGCTGAATTGAAGACAAAGTTAGTTGTTTCAGTATTAATATACGAGGTCCAAGTAAGGTTACCTGCGATATCTGATTGAAGATAGCTGTTATTGGATATACCACCCGCAGGCCATTGATAGCTTACCGAATTAACTCGAAGAGCACCTGGTAGATTAATATAAGAGCTGTTTAGCCCCTTTATTGTATCTACAGCAATTTGTGATGAAAGCGTAAGTCTATTTGCAGTGCTTAGTGTTAAACTAGGTCCTGCGATATCAGACGAAATGTTATTAGCAGAAATTGTACCTACTGCTATTCCATTTGTAGCATTTATATTAATAGAATTATTTTGACTGACATAGGTTCCTCCTACCTCGGACCAATTATTAATATCGCTATAATCTCCACTTTTGTATGTATAGAGCTTATTAGTACTAGTGGAGTATGCCAAGTCTCCTGATGTTGCTAAAAAGAGTGTTGTTACACTCGGTACACTACCCAGGAACTTATTACCTCCGATTACTATACCTCCCTTAGTCTGTCCATCACCTACATATAGTCTTTTTGTATCGGTAGTGTAGCCGAGCTCTCCCTCTGAAAGAACTATATTTTTACGATCTACATCCATGCCTCTTCTAACAAGAAGCTTTAAAAGAGTGTTTTCGAATATTTCAATTTTATTAGCCATTTTAGTATTTAAAGATTGGAACTGCAAATAATCCTAAAGATGTTTGAATCGACATAAAGCCTGCCGATGTTAGAGTTGTTCTAGCTGTACTTCCGATAGAGTTAGTGGATATTGCTGTTAGTAATGTTTGATTAGAAAAAGTAGATTGATTCCATCTACCGTTAAATGTGCTTAAAGACCCAGTGTTCGAACCGGATAGAGTGTCGGAAATAGCTGAGCTAACAGCGCTTATTTGTCCGAAGTTATTATAGGTGACATTGCTAAATGATGTAGTACCTCCCGTAATAATAGGCTTAAGTCTTAAAGTCTTTACATCTATGTTAAAAGAATTTGTATCATAAGTTTGTATTGTAGTAGCAATCGTGTTACCTTCGATGGCTAAGCCAGTTCCTACAAAACTACTACTTAAAGTATTTACGTTTACAGTTCCTAGTGGAAGTGCTGTTATGGATAGTACGTTAGTGATAAAGCCGAATTGCGACGGATCAGCATCAACAGATAGTTTTGTACCCGAACCTCCTTTTAAACCCTGACTCAAGGCACTAGAGGTTATTTTACTTTCATCTAAAGAATTAATAGTAATTCTGTTAGAGTTAATAGTAACGTAAGTATTATCTACATTAGCAGATAACCCAGCCGAGTTATAATTTAAGCCACCTATAGGACTAACAATAGAACCGGCTAATTTGCTTGGAGATATACTATTATCTTTTATTGTAAGTCTATTACTAGCATTAGTTGTAATGGTCACCTCATCACCCTTTGTATTTAGAGCAGTCCATGAGTTTGCGTTACTGAATGACGTTCCAGTCAATTGCCACAACACAGAGTTATCATATACAATATCACCTATAGTAGCGTTAGCTTGATTTGTTCTTGTATTCGCGACAGGTAGCGGTGGATGTATCACACTGCCTATAGGATTACCACCTAGTAAAACGCCGTTACCTATAAAAACTCTTTGTGTATCTGTAGCGTAGCCTAATTCTCCCTGCTCTAACACGACAGTTTTACGCTGTGCGTCTGTACCTCTTCTAATTTTTAATTTTACTATGGTAATATCTGGCATATATTTTTATTTATGAGATTCGTTGCCATACATATAGAGCGCAGGCAGGAGGTTCAATGTCTATAGAGTATGAAGATTTTGCTACTGGGTATGAAGTTATTGCACCGTAAAGTTGTTTGTTTCCATTTAAAGTTCTATTGGCTTGAGATTCGCCTGGAATCCAGCGACCTCTAGTCCAACCCCTACCATCATCCCAACCACCATTAATAACTACAAAGTCATCGTTATTAGCTCCGGTAAAGGCTCCTGTACCGTGATAGTGATCGGGTACTGATATATCCTGTGTAAATCTACCAGAGTTATTTCCAGCAATAAATGTATTCGATACTCCATTTGTATCGGTAGAGCTTCCAACTCCTCCTAAATATCTTCCTTGGCTTATCTGTGACCAACCCGTACCAGACCATCCTGGTCTAAGACCAGGATTGCCACTATCGAAAGTAAAGATTACGGAACCTACAGGGTGTAGTACGTTTAGTAAATTAAAAATGTCAAACTGTGTACTAGCAGATAGTTTTGCAGTTACTGATAAGCTACTAGCTGAAACCGATCCACAAGAAAGAGGACCGCATATAGTTACACCATTGCAGTTTGCTCCTACTCTTATTGCAGCAAATGTTCCGTAACCATCATATATCTGAGCTTGACCTGTAGGTGGAAGGTTTTGACCACCTGCATGTAACACACCGTAATAAGTATCACTTATGTTTACGCTTGCTAAGTTTGTTGCTGCTGTTCCTGCCATTGTATATATTTATACTAGCTGATTTCTATTGCACTATTATACGGAGTAACAGTTAGTTCTTTTTTAACAGTTATACCTTTATCTACCGCCGTGAGGTTAATAAGCTTTTCCTGTAAATCTAAAATATTTCTAAATGCTCTATTAATAACTGTTACTAAAGCCTTTTCATTTTCATGAACGTAATAATCTTCAGGCTGTATTAAGCTAAAGCTGTTAAAATCTAGATTATAATTATAATCAGTCAAAGTAAATATATTACTTGTATCATATTCACCAGTAAATCTACCTACTAAATTATTTTTAAGCACGAGAATATCTCTTACTACTTTGTAAAGTTCCTTATTAATGGTGGATGCTTGTATATACTCCTCCGAAGAAAGCGTCATATTAATTTTACCAAACTTTTGCAGTTTGTTGGTTTTAATAACCTGCTTAAATTCGTTGGGCTCGTTATAAAAATAAATTCTACCATCTGTAATAAACACTACTGAATCAAAGTTATTAGATGTTGGTAAAAAGCTTATACCTTTATACACATCATTAAATATAACTATGTTAGGTACCTGAGTCGTAGTAGTAGCGTACACGTCTCTTATCGCGTAAACATCAATATAAGTCGTGCCGGCAGCTGCTCCCCAAGCCCAATTGCCATTACTGTATGATTTGCTTACAATCCCCCATTGATTATCAGGTGTAGATGCCTTTCTTTCCTTCAGGTAAGATTCTGTACCCACCTTATCACCGGACTGAACGGTTTTAGTGCCTGATATATAATCTGTGTTTAGTTCTTGATATCTGCCTATAAGCACATTAGGCTTACTGACGAAGAGCTTATAGACTTGTCTATCTGTACATATATAATAATAGTCGCTATTGTTTTTGCTAAACTCTACATTTGCTATAGTCTCCGTCTCTTGCAGAGGTACCGCTATATCTTTATAAGTCTCCTGAATTCTAAAACAGTCGAGATCAATTATGTACAGATTTAGTTTTTTACTCTTAATTTCCCTAGTGAATACATAGAGGTTATTATAAAATTCATTAATTTGAAGCGCTACTACAGGCTCTCTAGTCAGAGGAATACTACCAATTCTAGTAATAAAATTAAAATTTAAATCAAAAACTTTTATTACACTGTTACCAGAATCATTTACTATGATAACATCATCATTTGATGCAATATGCTTAGGCGACTTGAATAAGTTCTTCGATCCTTGTGGTCCATCACCCCCTAATATTTCTAATAGATTTCTTTTATTAGCTAGTGCTAGATCACCATTATAATAGCCGCCGATGTCATACTTGTAAATAACGCTATTAAGCTCATCAGTTATAAAAATAAAATTTCTAGATAGAGAGATATCAAATAAAGATCCAAAAGTTAACTCATTCTGCGTGCTTTCTATAAAGCGTGAGTGTGGCTCTATAACTTGACAGACTCTATTATTTCCTGATAGCGTAGTGAATCCACCACTCGTTATAGCATATACTGTGTAGTCTGTAGGGGTATCGTCTTTAAGTTTTGCAGCAAATCTTCTTATATTACCGAGCGCTCTGAAAGATTCTATAGAGCTAGATGCGAACGGCACGCTTTGTACTAAGCTTGATACAGCAGTTAATGATCGGGTATTGCTAGTTGGTAAACATGCATAGGTATAATCAGCTAAATTACCAGCAGATAGCATCCTCACGGGTAAATCGTTACTAGCCATAAACAACTTAGAGTATACAAAGGTATTATTGTCGTGTAACTTGCCTAGCTTGTCTATAAGCAAGCTATGCGTTAAAAAATCATTAGCACCAAACAAAATCTCAAAAGAATTGTAAGGTAAGCTAAAAGGCTCATTTATATCTCTATTTTTTAAATATTTAGAGGTATATAAATTACTCTCGTATGTTGTTGTAGGAGTCAGCGGAGCGATGTATTTATCAATGTACGGTACACCGCTTAGAGTTACTACGTAACCCACGTAGTCTCCTCCCGACAGGGTAGTAAACTCACCTCCAGTAGTATAAAATCTTTTTCTAGCAGTATAGTCTATCATTTAAAGTCTAGGAATTGTATATCATTTATATTTACACCGAGAGGTAGTATAGAGGATGATTCCTGTAATATTAGGTTCTTAATATTATTCTGCATATCCGAGTTAATTATACCTGTATTTTTAACATATATATTAACCTTCTTCGAAGAGCTATCTTTAGTGCGGAACTTAAAGTATCTCTCTATCTCTTCAATATTATTTCTTTGACCCGCTGGTAAAGATAGTACAAGGTCGTTAATTGGCGTGTCGAACACATTAAGAGCTAGTATCTCATCATCCCGTAACGCTCTATCATAGAGAAAAACATTCTTCAATCTAGTATTGTTTAAATAGTAATAGCCTGGTTGATTTAAGTAGGTAGCTAGATCGGTATTATTGTAAAACCCTGCTGTACCAGCATAAAAATCGTCGTTGAGTATATCTTGAATTCCGTATTTACCTGGTTGAACTGTTAGGTTCTCGTGCTGAATTCCATCTACAAACAACGTTATATTACCTTGTATAGGATCAAATCTATATGAGAATGTATGATAACCTCTATCTAAGGTTGTGTAGTCGAATGATATATTTTTTTGTAGTATATCTTCGGTTGAGAGGTAGTTAGTAAGAGTAAGATTAAAATTAAGACTCTTAGGTCTATATGATTGATTTAAATAGCTATAGTTTGTTGCTATATAACCGGTTTTAAAACGAGAATTGTCATTTTGATCTGTTAGATATCCCTTAAGCTGTGTATTGATAAAATTAAATGAAGAGGCTGTAAATAAGTTAATACTATCTGTATTATCGAGGTAAGTTATTACTATATCTTTATTTGTTTTATTGATAGCGAACGTACTTACATATTGTTTTATAAGATCTATACTTACAAATCCCTTTAAGTTAGTTATAGTAGTTGAAAAGTTATCCGAAAAAATTAATTCAAGAGAATGTGAGTATATAGATAACTTACTAGTATCATGAAGAACATAGATAGAACTATCATCAACCACAAAATCGATAATTCTAGTATTACTATGCATAACATAGGTGATATCGTCGATCTTTATATCGTGTCTTATTAGATCTTGTCCTCCTATTACATAATATACTACTTCTGGTGAGTAATACTTTACCTCGTATGATGGTAGTCTATAAATAACATCATCAAATACCACAATGCCGTTTTTCACATCATATAGTCCTGGATTCTTCTCATAGGTGTTTTTAAACCTAACAGAAGTCGGCGTGGATACTACCCCTAAAGTGTTTTTGTCAACCTTTATAACATCATTAGTGTTAGAAGCCTTAACAAAGTATAGGTAGCTCCCATCATAGAAGTAGTTTATATAACCAACAATCTCCGGTACGGACTCCATCTTCATTTTAACTCCCAAAGCATTTACTTTATAAATGCGTCCACCGTTACATACAACATAATAATCATCTAGACCTTCACCCTTCGCAATATCTAGTATATCTGTATCAAATACTGTTGTGTGCAATAAAACCAAATCAGTATTATATACTTTAAGAGTCTTTCCACTATAAGAGTTAATAAACGGGGTGATTCTAGTATCACTTACAACACCGAATCCTTTATTAGTAATATTACCAAATATTTGATAGCCATAATCACCTTCTGGATCAACATAAAGGTCAAACGAGACAGTAAAAGCATTGCTGTCATTTATAGATCTTGCAACATTAAACTTGTTATATTTTAATCCGTCGTAAAATATCTCTTTAGAATTATATACTTCAGATACATTACTAGTGGTATAGTAGTTATCAAAGCCACTTGCAATAGGCATAGTAGAGCTAACATATTCCATTATATCATCAACCCCAACGCGTGAGTACTTGTATGAATTATTCGGCTCTAAACACAAATCACTTCGCTTATCAAAAAACGCCGCGGCCGCTACACTACGCGGGTCAGTAAATATAAGACTATCAATAGGATCACTATAAGATGGTGCGTATACTGGTAAAGTGCTCAGAGCTGCACGCTTTGTAATGTAATCAGGGTAATAATATCTATCTACCCATATACCTGGCGTATTAGTACCGCCAGATAGCCAGGTAACGAGATATCTTCCGTTATTATAGACTGTATTGTTTTTTCTTAGTTGGTAGATGTTATCAGCTAGCTTAGGAGTCAACCCGGCTAAGCTACCGTTCTCTACAAACTTAGTATCATTTATGTTTAATTTACTGTAAGGGTATAGTGAAGATGGAGCTGTAAATATAGTGTCTGAGCCATTTTTTACCTTTATATCTTTATCGAACCAGACATATGTAAGAGATATATTATCGTCGCCTAGCTCTTGACTGTTTCCTGTCTGTAACGACATATACTCTCTAAACTCAACCCCAGGTACAGATGGGTTACTATCAATTATATTTGTACCTCTTTTTATGTAGTTCTTCTCTGATCTTATATTGTTTAGAGTTACATAATTTAAATTAAGATCGTTGAGAGACTCATTTACATTCGCGTGTAATAAATACTGATCTGCTCTATCAAATATACTTTTATTTTCGTTTAAACTTAGATCATTTTGCTTATTTACATCATAACTAACCCAAGAAGAGTATTCTTTTGGCTCTAACTCTTTAATGCTATAATTAATCTGCATTACATTACTAGGAGATGTTACTAGAGAGGAGCTTGTAACAGTTACAAATGTTAATATATCTCCTCCTAACCCGTCGTAAGAAGCTGATAAAGTTAACACCTTATTACCGTATACTGTATTTTTAAATAGTTGCAGATATCCATCTTTATCGAGAATATATCTAAACATATCATTACGCTCACTACTTAAAGTAGTAACATCAGAATAATAGTTTAAGAAAAATACACTATCTGCATTTGGCAAATAGTTCATGTAATAATCAGCCTTACCGTTGTTGTGTTTAACTCTAAGGAACAAATCATCAACAATTTCTAACTCAAAGTAAGTGTTATTTTTATAACCTGTATAAGTTGATAGTAGGGCTCTGCAAGTAGTAACTCTTGGATCCTTATTGACGGTATCCTTGTATATATAAAGATACTTCGGATTAGATGCGTCGTAGAGAGTGTTGAATATAAGCTGCGTTGTTATTGTTCGAATAGGCTCATATTTGGCATCAGATACAAACATATCCTTAATACTCTTTTTAGAGGTAAGGTATTGTGTTGAATAATTGTTTATAGTGCTATCAACTGTATCATTTAAAGCGTAGATTTTATTTAAAGAATAACCTTGCTCGAACCCTTCTCTATACTGTCTAAACTTATAAAAGGAATCATAATAACTCGCACTTAGAGTATTAATTGCAGATACACTATAAACTTCTAAATTAGTCACTATAATATATTTATTTGCGGATATAAGTTACTAGTAAAAAAATACATAGGTATAAATATATAATATGCCAAGTATTCCTATTCAATCTATTACTGATCTTGCTGCAGCTAGTGTCACGGGTAATGAGACAGTACCTTTAGTGCAGCAGGTAGGTGCAGCGTACTATACATATAAAACACCTATAAAGAATTTTTTCTTTAATAATGCTATTCCTTTTACCGCACTGTCTAGTTGCCCTTTAAAATGGACCACGAGTAATGTAGGTATTGGCACAACCTCCCCAACCTGTCCTTTAGATATTAGTTCTGCAGGAATAAAAATTAATACTAGCAGAGTTATTTCTTCTAACTCAAATACATCTAACATTGTTTTAGCGGGAGGAGACGGAACAGACGGAGCTAATATTGAGCTTTACGGAAGTGCACACTCAGGAAGTCCAAGTATGGCGTATATTGATGCTAATGCTGTTTATTTTAGAGATGCTCTAGCCTCAACCAATAATTTTACAGTCTCTACGGGTATAGTTGGAATAGGTGTTGCAGTACCATCATCTGCTCTAGACGTTAAAGGTACTATCACCTTAAGTCAAAATAACAACTCTATAAGATTTACTGATGCTAGCGGAACTTTCCCTAGGCTAACCATGCAATCTGATAACAACTTTGTATTTTACGGTACTAATTCTACCGGTAATAATAGAGCAATTTATAGCATATTTCAGCGTAGTGATACTTCAACCTTTAATTTTAACGTGCCAGTTACCATAGCTGGTAATAACACTGCTGGAGACCCCGGATTAGTTATTGCACCAAATACTCTAGGTGCAACAAAAAGATCGAGTATAGTTCTTGATGACTGGAATGTAGGTCAAGACTCGAACGGAAACGGTACAAAAGATTTTTACATATATCAATCATCTGCTGCATCAACTAGATGTTATATTAATACTAGTGGTAATGTTGGTATCGGTACATCATCTCCTTCTAATAGGTTAGATGTAGCAGGAGGAATTAGCGTGGCGCAATCTAGCGGAATTAATCTAAACGCTTCAGGTGGAGGTTCTATTAGAGGTCAGAATCAAGATGGAGCTTCTAATACACTAGCCAATGTACAAATACAATCTTGGTTTGGGATCGGCTTTAGTCCTAATATCACAGGTCAAACTATTCCACAAGGTGAAAATGCAGTATTTATTAACTGTAGAACCGGTACGTTAAACGCTAGAGGTGCAGTAACCGCTCCTTCTTTTACATCTAGCTCATCCAAGCGTTTTAAGACTAATATCAATAATTTAACTAATTCTTTAGAAACAATTAATCAATTACAAGGGGTTGCTTACGAGTGGAAAGAAACTGGTAAGTCTGATATCGGTCTTATAGCTGAAGAAGTTAATGAGATTCTTCCTGAGCTAGTAAAGAAAGACGAAGATGACGCTCCTGAAGGTATTGATTACGGTAAGCTTACAGCGGTTCTTATAGAAGCAGTTAAAGAACTAACACAAAAAGTATCAGATCTAGAGAGTAAGTTAAAATAATATTATGGCTGGGTTTAAGGTAAGTACAACTGATCTAGATAGTATATTTAGAGCTAGAGTTACAGCTAAACGAGCTGATGTCGGGTATGTAGATTCAAACGGTGTTGATATATCTAATTTATACGAAAAATCTAATGTAGCAAGTGACCAGATATCATACACTACAGCATTTAATTCCGGAGTTACAGACCTAAAAGGACTCTTTCAAAGAGCTGGGTATACGCCCTTTACCGACACACTTACATTTAGTGTTATTCAGTTTAGTGGAGATTGCTGGCGGGTGCGGGTAAGCGGTCCTAAGCCTAACTTACTTTATAGAATACTTTTTAGAGTTTCGGGGTCTAAAATCAAAGATTTTATACCAACAACAACCGATACAGAAATATATGAAATTATAAATCAGGGAAGTGCAGGTATGACTTTTTACTTTGATCAAGTTCAGCTACTTAATAACACCAAGACGGCGGTTTTAGCTACGTGGGATGTGGAAAAGTCTTTCTATACAGGAAGCGATATTAATAGTACTACAACCAGAGCATTTACAATCGCTAATACACCTGATCGGGGTGGTGTAAATGATGCTATATATACTTTAATTAGTAATCCTATACCTCCTAGTTTGTTTACAAATATTGCTACAGCTACCTTTACTTTAGGATTAAATTCAAATTTAGAACTTTAATAGCCGTATACTCTACGTAGTAAATTGACTGTACCCTAACACACAATCTACGGTATAGGTTGTATTATCTGAAAGAGTAATCTCAATATCAATACTATCAGATGTTGCAAGAAGTCCTAGATCGAGATATCCAAATATATCAATTGGCGTTACATCTTGTACTCCACCGCTTAATAAAGCTACTCCTGTATCCTTTAAATTAGCCGCAAAAGTCGTTCCATCTACACCTTCGAAATTAACAAAGCTGTTATTAGACGTAAGAGGCAGTATCTGCGTGTTTAGTATTGTTAGTCTTTCTAAGCTATCATAGAACGATCCCCAAAAGCTACGTACAGGCTGCTTAATGTATATAAACTTACCATTATTCTTCTGTATTATTATACTAATAACATAGTCAGCTTCGTAGGTATTATATTCGTTAACGTAGTCATGACTGTATACTCCTAATATACTACCGTTTAATTTACCGTATAGTACTTCATTAAAAATAGATTGTGTTCTATAGTTGTAAAAAATCTCCCTCTTGTAAACTTCCTGTTTTGTGTTATCTCCCCAGTCTATAACCACCTGATCAACTTTAAAGTCGTTTTCTAAGACACCGGTAAGTGATATATTAAGAGTGGTAGCTCCTTTAAGTATAACAGGTTTAACCTGCATAGTTATATTGTTGAAGGAATTATTTAAATCGTAGTTAAGTGTTACACTATTCATAAGGAAAGTACTCCTGCGCTTGCGGTTATGGTATATGTACCAGATATGCTATTTATATAAGTGAATACCGTATTAGTACTAGTAAAGTTGGTAGTTAAGTATTTCTTATCCGATCTATAGAATTTATTATTTAATATTCTAACATCGTTCTCGTATACATCGAATTCTGTATCAAAGACATGGAAATAGTTATTATTATCTACTCCAATGTATGTTATCTTAAAGACATCGTTGAGAGAATTATATGTTAAAGCGGGTTTCTCAACATTAACAATATTAATGTTGAAGTTATTAGTAAATAGAGCGCTGAGATTAAAACCACTAGATAGTGTAGCTATATCTGTGCTCTTAGGAAAGATAACCTCAGATATACCGGTGTTTAAATCGTATTGATATATATTAGGGTATAGAGCCTTACTATTCCTTGCTGAAAGAGAATTAACTTGCTGGATGGTGCAGAAGGTTAAGGTATTATTCTTTTCGTTGTAGAATTTATTTGAGAATGTACTAATATCTTTACCGGTACGTGAAAATACATTGTTTTTAGTTGATGGTAATACAAACTCACCGTCTTCATACATTATTTTATCGATAATTATGTAGTTGTCTGTCTCAACACATATATTATCATAGAAAACTTCAATATTTCTAGGAGTGTTGTATACCTCGTTCTGTACAGCTTGTGAGTACTTACTGAATATTACATCAAGAGCACTAGATATAGGCTGTGATCGTGCATTTGTTGCATTCTTAACAAATATTCTACCTTCGAGCTCGTTCTTATAAGTCATAGCTCTGTAAACATCACTACCAGTAATAGAGCTAACTACAGTTTCACTGTTAGGTAAGAGATTGTTGTAATATTCGTATTGGCTGCCGTAATTATAATCGTTTACTAACTCCACAGTATCGGTAAAGTACCCACAATCGTAGTTTACTACCGGGTCAGCGTTTAGCTCGAGAAGAGATTCAGTTAAAACAGATTGATTTGTAGTTTCGGTTATAATAACACCTGTGTTGGGCTTAGTTTCGACAGCATCTACTAAGAGACTGTAATAGTAAATATTATTATCTGAACCAGGGTAGCTAGGATTGTCTGTTGAGAGTGGATCAGGTAGCCTTGAACCATTAATAAAGGTAAAACCGCCTGCGTCTCTAAAAATTCCAACATAGTTTTTACTATCAGCTGTTGTAGTAGAAAATCCTCCTGAATAATTTAACTCTTGATAAGGTAAAAACTCTCTAAAGTATAAGTGATATGGAGCTCCACTAAGTAAAAAGCTAGCAGAAAGAGATGGGGAGCTTGGTGGGAAAGGATAATTTACTGTTAATGTAGATAGCCCCGAACGTACTGTAGTTCCGTCTCTAGATGCTGTAGAATAATCAAAGTCATAACCTTCCACAAAATCATAGAAAGCGTGACCGTTTAATAACAGGTTTAAAATAGGCTGCGTTTCTATTTGCTCTATTTCTTTAAAAGATTGTCCGAAGCTATCCTTAAACAGAGCATACTCATTACCGTAAATATCTGTCTGGTATTTGGTAATATACCCTTTGTTAAAGAGGTCATTAAAATTTAAGCTATAAGAAGCGTCTTTAGCTTCCGTTCTTTGTATGGTTTGCTCTCTAGAATAGTAAGGAGAAAAGGTCTGATCAGTATTTTTAACGTCTGGATCACCAGAAGCAAAAGAAGAAGATACGTTCTTAATATCAGGTCTATTATCGTATGTAAATACTAAAGGATAATCATCCTTCATGTTAATCGTTACATTACCATAAACACTTGGGTTAGGGAAGATATAGACCTTATTAGGCTCAAGTCTTCTGCGATCGATGCTATACGTATAGTTGTTAGCGTTTAATTGAAATATACCAGTCTTATCAGGCTTAAAGAATAGACCTATATCTCTAAGAAGCTTTATTTGATTTGACTCTGCGGTCGGCGTGTATATATTTTGCAGGTTTTGTAAATTACTAGTTGGATCATTAGCCGTAAACAGAATTCCTGTTACAGGGGGTGAAGAAGTAGTATCGATATAATGCATATCAACACCCGCGTATTTTTTAAGGTAGTTAATCTTTAGAGAAACTCGCTCGGCGTCTGTAAAGCCTGTCTTATTCTCGCAGTCATTTCTAATTAGCGCTAGTGGATTTGTGGGGTCGCAAGCGTCACTATAATTTAATATGGTATTAACTGTAAGTGGTATTTCGGTTAAGAAAACATTACTTCTAAAGACATTAAAAGGATCTTCGAAAAATAAGTCTGTATCTATATCTTCTCTATTTACAGTGGTGAAGGGATCGGTACCTTTAGGAAGATCAAAATATTCGGAATATACATCAACAAACTCCTGTATGTCTATTTTGAGATAAGTTTGTAAAGATGATAGAGAGTAGTTAAGAGAAGCGTAGGTTGGAGTGTCTTGCGACGAGAAAGCATAGTCGTAGATTTTCTCAAAAAGCGCTTTTTCAACAGATAGTGCAGTTCCCTTTATTTTATTTCTCTCAATTACAAATTTAGCAGTATCTCTCTTATCTTTATAAAATAAAATAACCTGTCTTATTTTTTCAGTATAAAAAGGAATAGCAACGTCGAGGTCAACAGGATTATTAAAATCTAAAGTTGATAGGAATTTAAGCTCTTGTTGTGTGGAGTATGTGATTGTTAGCTCCTTAAGAAAATCAACATACAAGTCTATAAACTCAACCGATCTATCGCTACTTATAGAGTTTTTATAGTTAGCCCACTCTTCAAGATAATAAAGATAAAATTTATTATACTGTTCAGGTGAATAATCAACACCGGTATTCGTTATAAACTCTAAAAAACTAAAAGGAGCAGTATTATCCTTAGTAATAGAGGTATTTGTATTACTTATTACCGAGTCTTTTATTATAGCATTAGTAAAGACGATCTCACTACTCATCCTATATATTTATTTGCTGAAACTATCACACAAACAAATTTAGCTTACTATATAGCTTTTGAGCTACTATATTAGAAATTATACCGCTTTCTTGTGACCAAGCTTCATAAGACGAGTTATTAAAACTCAGAGTTGTATTAGAATCTTCAAAATTTATTATACTATTTTCTATAGTACCGTCTATACCTGGATCGTATTTGTAAAATAGATAGTAAGTAGATAAGACATCACCACCACTTTGCGGAATTACTAGATTCCAACCCCAAGAACTGTTATAGCTTGAAAGATAGTATCTATTATTCGATAATAAAGTAATATATGATGCACATAGAGGTAAGTATGAGTTTAAGTACTTGTACTCACCACTAAATTTTTCAAAAGCAACTAGATCTTGACCCGCCGTGATAATGTGACTAATAGTCACTTCCTCGCCTAGGTTTTTTCCGTATAGAGGATTGTTTAAGTACCCGAAGCTCTTAAAGTTTTCTTTAAATTTATTTTGTGTTCCGAACAACCGTGAGTGATTTATCGATAGTAAGTCAATTAACCTTTTTAGTTCTTTAGGCGTGTTGAAGTTATTACTGCTATATTTTGGATCGTTTAAATCAAAGGTTTTAAATATTGATAGAAGCTGATCTATATTACTATAATCTAACACCGAGTTATTATCTACAAAGTTCTTAATTTTTTCATAGGTGACTTTTCCTATAGAATCTTGTATAGATTCTATGTCACCAAATATTGTACCGAGAAAATCATTAAATAGAACGGTTTTATCTAAAAATAAAGGTTGTATTGCTATCTCTTTAAATATTTCTTTAAAATCAATATCCTCTCCTTTTTTAGCTATATTATAATACCCACCTGATGGGTATATATTAAAGGTGTTAGATGTTCCCTTTACAGGCGATCCTTGAATGTTGACCGATGCTGATAGATAAACATTCTCTGCGAGTACATTTGTATGTGGTATAATGTATCCCTTCCAAAAACCACCTTTATCCAGGGAAGACAGAGTACCGAAATCTGAAAAAATATCGAAACTGTACTGAGTACTGCCGTTAGTTAACTTAAATTCTACAAAATCATCAGGGTACTTTATTAGAGGTATATCTTTTACTGTAAAGTTTTCCGAGTCTTTAACCTTAATAACGATACCTATTCTGCTTTCAGCAAACTTATTTTTATCTATCGGAAACAGGTTAGGTAAGGTTCCTTCACTGTCTAAACCATTAGAAGTTATAGATAATTTTGCGTAGCTGCGATTTTTAGCTGTTGTAGTCTTATAGCCTATAGTATTGGTATTTGAATAGGGTTTTAATTCGCTAGCATCAATGCCTAGAAGCACATTAGCTGCCAGTGATGGAAAATCATCCTTATAATATAATAGTCTTGATCCTGTCGTACCACAGAAAAAGGAATCTGCATCTCCACTAGTAGTTCTTACTATCTGCGTACCTACTAGCTTTATATAAATAGGAGTTGATGTAGTAGTAAATGATGAGACTTCTAAAAACTCTGTGTTTCCACTATCTCCTACATTTTGTATAAAGGTAGATGAGTAGGGATATAGATGACCGTAGTGGGTAGTACTAAGCCCGCTATCAAAATAATTTACTGCACTCGCTCCTGAGACATATGTGATAATACTTACAGGCTTGTCAATATTAAATTTATGAGAAGCTACTTTTGTAGTAATTGATTCCTCAGAAACCGGCTTATTCTTTATCGGGGGAGTGAAAAAATTATCGCTTTGCTCGTCTGGTGTATAAGGAATTTCATAGTACTGCCAAGATGTAGATCTCGTTACTAGAATAGGTCTTATATATTTACCTGCTGTTAAGAAAGTATTTGTAGTGTTAGACGCTGATAGAGATAGTGTATCTTGTAAGTAGTTATACACATTTACTTGTTGATAGAAGGTATCATAGTATCCCTCACCATCACGATCGTAAAGATAACAGGTTACTTTATACCTACCTGGCTCTTTATATGCATGTGTAGCTGTCACCGCTTCAACTGTAGTCCCGTCACCGAGGTCCCAAACTATCCTTTTTCTTGAGAGTGTGTTCTGTGAGACCGGAATAATACCCGTACCTGTAGAGGTTGATAGAAGATTTAATCTAGGTCTAAAGCTAAAAGGGGTAAAGGGCAGTGCGTAACTACTAGCGGCAAGAGTACCTGTATAGTTGTAGGTATCAAAATAACTGTATACTGTGTTAATATCACTCATTTTCTACTATAATTTTCTGTCTAAGTTTGCTTATTTCGTAGAAGAATGCGTATTGAAAAGCCTCAAGAGTATAATTTTGTGAAGTAAATACAACGTCATCTTCTTCATATATAGGATTCCACAAAACCATATTTAATTTTGGTACTGTAAAGTTGCTATCTGTTCGTCTGGTTGCTATGTCCTTGACTCCATCTAAGCTCTTTATATTATTGCTAAGCTCACCTAAATCTATAATCTGACCTAATTGAACTTTATCAAAATAATTCTTTATTGCACTAACAACTCTATCTGTAATTCTTTCGTTACTTATATTAGAGTTATTGAACTTTTTAATAACTAAAGCTGTTTTATCTCTTAAGTCTATACAAGAATCTTCACCTACCTGTTGTAGTCCAATATCAAATGCTTTATAAATTGGATCCACACATACAACGTTATGTGTTATATCTTTTTTATTACTACATTGGTTTATAATCAGTTGCTTTTGAGCTGAATTTAAATAGTTGGGAAGTGTTTCGTTAATTATAGTTGCTGTTTTGGGTACGCAAAACAAATAGACATTGTTAAAAGAGGTTGAATTTGAAAATGCAACCTGATTGAACAGAACTCTCGTATCGTTGTTAGGCTTATTCAACCCTATAGTGTAGAAATATTTTAAGAATCTAGACGTATACTGGGTATTATCTAAAACACTAACACTCTTAACAACTATATTGTAATTTCTTTCTACAAAGTCTCTATAATCGTCTCCTGTAACCAGTCTATTCTGGGAAGCAAATAGCTTAGGAGCATTTTTTCTTATATCATCTACCGTTTCTGCATCAGATATAGGGGAAGATGCATTTGGATTGTTTGCTATCAAGTTAGGTAGTTGCGATATTGGCAGTAATGTAACAGAACTATTGTATATGTTACTAGCAATAGAATTAAATGTGATAGAGTTGTAAAAGGAAAATTGATTTCCTGCCATTAAATTTGCTCCAACCACGCCATTAGTACCGTTAGATGTTACGTAGTAGATTTGTACACGGTCATTAACTTTAAGCTTTAATCCGTTAATATCGTTACCGAATTTAAACTCGTAATTACCGTTCTCGTTAAGTCTCTTTTCGTATCTCTTTGCTGATCCATCTTCTAAAAATAGAGAAGCAGTTTCTTGCCACTCTGACCAGAGCTGTGTTGCGGTGTCATATACGAATAACGAAAAGGAGTTATCTGAAACAAATGTAGTACTATTGCTGATAGGTGAATTATCTACTATAGTTACCACCTCAAAGGTTTCGCCTGTTGCTGTATAGGTAGGATATTCTGTAATACTTCCCTGATATGCAAAGCTGTTATCCACGAATAATTTTTCCGGTGCACCTGTAGTAGTCTTTTCAAAATTAACATCTCTAGTAATTACAAATGTTTGTCCTCCGGCGTTTATAGAAGAGAATCTTGGTAGAGTGTAGACGCCTGCTGTCATAGACGCGTTACCTGATAAAGACATTACTGCTAGAGATGTTTGCTTACCTACCGGCTTATATCCGATATTACTAACAATCTTGTTCATGTTTTCATACAAGGATGCTGTAGTAAATGTAGATTCGGAGGAAGTAGTATTTAAATAGAATAAGAGCACATGATACATGTAAGCTACCACATCTATAAACGCGTTAATATTAGAGCCTTCATATACTTGATCTCTAAATACTTCGCTCTCACCTAAGCGAGCTATAATTAGATCCTTTAATGTCGTAGCATCAAAGGTCGTGTATGCATCTCTAGGTAGGCTATATTCTGTAAAGTTTTTAATATTCATTATACAAAGACGTATCCATCATTATTTAATACACCATTCAATGTTATACTAGGTATATTTAGAGATGGTATGCCTATATCTAAGTTAATAGTATATTCCTGCTCTTCAGCATTAACTATTACTTCAATGTAATTAATTTCTATTCTTTCCTCCTGAAGAGGTAAGCCAGTAAATATTTCTTCACCAATAAAGTATCCCTTGGTCTCCGTTACCGATTCAAATAAATAGTCTCTCAAGTCGAGTCCAAATTCAGGATTTAATAGCTTTTCGCCTGGTGATGTGGTGAGAATATTCTTTAAAGAGTTTATAACTGAATTGACATCGTATAAAGCTGCTAAGTCTTTCTTTTCTCTATTAGAGTACAGTTGTTTATTAGTACTATAACCGTATTGTAAATCAAAATCTATATCTTTATATAGATACCCCTGCTGCAATGCAGTTTCGACCGCTGTGGTAGGTTTAATTACGTTTAATTTAATTGCCATAACGCTCGATTATTAGGTTAAAGGTTTTATTGAAGTTGCTCTCTACCATATAAAGTTTCTTGAGGTATTTTTTAGCTCTAGACACGCTATTAGAACAGCCTACCTTTTTACCAGTATCTCTTCTATAAACGCATTTACCTTTTCGTATATAGGGCATATTATTTTATCTTTCCTTTACGCTTTACACACTTTTGTACATATCCAGACGCATAGGCACTAGGCCATACATCATATTTAGCCTTAGCTTTGGATTGGCACTTCTTTCTTAGAGATGACTTACGTCTTTTAGTATATTTCTCTAAAATTAATTTATACATATTATTAAACTCGTTCATATTAGTCTTTTTTTCCCTTCCATGAAACTCTTTTTGAGCTTTTTTTAGTATACATTTTTCCTTTTATTTTTTTACACTGCGCTTTAGTAGGGCGACAAGCAGGGTATGAGCCCTTAGAAGTATCAGCTCTCCCGCAAGGCCCTCCAGTTTTGCAGTTTATCCAACCACGAAACTTTTTACCTTTTTTATCTGTGTGAGGCTTAAACCAGTCTCTAAGATTTTCTAAAAGTTCTACTTGTGTCATATTACCAGTTTTTACATGAAAAATATCTAGCCGTTCCCGGCTTTGCGGTAGAGCATTTGTGTCGAGCTCTAAATGATTTGCGGCGTTTTGGATTAGATTTTTTAATCCTAAGATTAGGATCGCCATAATGCACTCGCTTATAGCCAGTCTTTGTTTTTACACATCTCATGTATTTTTTATCTGATCTAGTAGATGATTGCTGGCCTGTTACCTTGGTGCATCTAGCAGACTTTTCTAAAAGAATTTCTTCAACTAACAAATCAAATTCCATATAATTATTTATGTTCGGTATAAATAATAGTATGGCTAAAAAGTATCTTACACTGGTAGAGGCATACCTTAGTAGATTTCAACGCGGTGGATTCCTCGTTGGTGATGTTTTTAAATTTAACGATAATTTTAAGACTCTTGACTGTTACAAAAAATTAGGGCAAAACGTTAAAGATATGATCGATCAAATGATCGAAACAGGTCTTAATGTTAGAGTTGTGGGTATCAAAGATACTACTTCTCCTAGATATCCGGGGAATCCACAAACATCATCTAGCGATGTTGAGCTCACACTAGCCCTTGATACAGGCGGTGGTAGATATACAAATTATATTAACATCTCACCTGAGATGGGTCAGCCGCTTGATATCTACCCTAACCTACCTCCGATTCCTGATGAAGTAGTACGCAAGAATAAGGTAAATATTAAGCCTGAGGAGCTAGAAAAGATGGATAATGTAGCTAATAAGACAGATAGAGGTACCGGAGCTTATATGGATACTGAAAGATCGCTTGCTAAGGATAATACAGTACTTCCTTCAGTTCAAGCGACTCCTTCACCTGCCGTTACTTCATACACCCACGAGTATCTCAAGGATCTAGCTAAAGCCTAAGATACTCTTTCGAGGCTAATCCAACAAGCAAAGCAGTTAATTTCTTTGTCTAAAACGAATGCAGACTTGTATAAATGATCAGCAATAACAGCGATCATCTCTTTCTTTTTAAGATCTTGTACTGGTTGATTATATAGATAGTTAAGATAATCGCGCATTAGTGTATCATAATCACCATAGAACGAATTCTCATTCTCGATAAGGTGCTTTCTAAGTGAAATAACATCCTTCTGCTCAATAGCTGTATAAATTGCGTTAAGTAAGGAATTATCTACATTAATAGCAGTAATAGCTAACGATCCATTAATACAATTCTTCTGAATCTCGTTAATAGCCTTGCGAAGATCCGGGAAGTTAGCTTTTACAAGCTCTACAAACTTCTTCTTCTGTGCATCATCTATTTCAATACCTTCTTGTTTAAG